TGATTTGATTGGTCGTGTACATTTAGATTATATGCAACTATACCGCAAATACACATACGAAGAGCGTCATAGTTATGCACTTGATGCAATTGGTGAGTATGAACTTGATGAAAAGAAAGTTGCATACGACGGCACACTTGATCAACTGTACAACGGCGACTTTGAAAAGTTTTTAGACTATAATAGACAAGACGTTATGTTGCTTGTTAAACTAGATAGGAAGTTACAGTTTCTTGATTTAGCAAATGTTATTGCACATGATAATACTGTTCTACTTCCAACTACAATGGGTGCGGTTGCAGTTACCGAACAAGCAATTATCAACGAAGCACATTCATTAGGACTTGTAGTTCCTAGTAGAACTAAAAAAGAAGAACATACAGAAACACAAGCGGCAGGTGCTTATGTTGCATATCCTAAAAGAGGTATGCACGAATACATTGGTGCCATCGACTTGAACAGTCTATACCCTAGTGTTATTAGAGCTTTGAATATGGGTCCTGAAACAGTTGTAGGACAACTACGACCCACAATGACAGAATTTTATATTAAAGAAAAGCAGGCAGAAGGAAAGAGTTTTGCTGATGCTTGGGAAAATATGTTTGGTAGTAAAGAATACCAAGCAGTTATGGAAATGGATCCCACTGTAGAAATTACCATTGATTGGCAAGACGGAACCGAAGATTCGTGTAGTGCCGCAGATGTATGGAGATTGGTATTTGATAGTAAGCAACCGTGGATGCTCAGTGCTAACGGAACTATCTTTACATACGAAAAGAAAGGTATTGTACCTGGATTGCTAGAACGTTGGTATGCTGAACGTAAAGAGCTACAGGCTAAGATGCGAGATAGCGAAGGCGAAGAACGTGCCTTTTGGGACAAGCGACAACTTGTTAAAAAGATTAACTTGAATAGTTTGTATGGTGCTATTCTAAATCCATACTGTAGATTCTTTGATCATCGTATAGGACAATCAACTACACTCACTGGCAGAATTATTGCAAAACACATGGATGCATTCACAAATGAATGTATAACAGGCGAGTACGATCATGTTGGCGAGGCAGTAATTTATGGTGATACTGACTCTGTATATTTCAGTGCTTGGCCAATGCTTAAAAGTGAAGTCGAAGCAGGTAATATGGAATGGAACAAAGAAATTTGTGTACAACTGTATGACCAAATTGCAGAAAACTTAAACGATAGTTTTCCGGCATTTATGGAAAAGTCTTGTCATTGTCCACGCGAAATGGGTGAAATTATTAAAGCAGGGCGTGAGTTGGTTGCTAGTAAAGGTCTTTACATTAAGAAAAAACGTTATGCAGTTTTGATCTACGAACTTGAAGGTACAAGGTTGGATGTTGGCGGCAAGCCAGGTAAAGTTAAAGCAATGGGTCTTGATCTAAAAAGATCTGATACTCCCAAAGTAGTACAAGACTTCCTTAGCGAAATTTTACTTACTACTTTAACTACCAACGCACCACGAGACGACGTTATTAAAGCAGTACGTGATTTTAAAATAATGTTTGCTGATAGACCAGCATGGGAAAAAGGTACACCTAAACGTGTTAACAACTTAACCAAGTATACTGCTGAAGAAAAACGATTGGGCAAAGCCAACATGCCCGGACATGTTAGAGCCGCAATGAACTGGAATAAACTAAAGCAGATGCATGGCGACAAGTATAGTTCAGAAATCATGGACGGTATGAAAACTATTGTATGTAAACTTAAAGACAATCCAATGGGTTATACTAGTGTGGGTTACCCAACTGATGAATTACATATCCCAAATTGGTTTAAGGACCTACCATTTGACAATGGTGCAATGGAAGCAGGAATTGTAGATCAAAAAGTTGAGAATCTATTAGGCGTATTGAAGTGGGACATTGCTGGTGAAACCAACATCAAAACAACTTTCACGAGCTTGTTCGAATGGGACGACTAAGTAGTTATGTAGGTACTTTATCAGCGAGGTGTGTGTTATGAATACCGACGAAAAACTCAGTTTAAGCGAACTGGTTGGCTTTCGGAATAGACTAAACAACATCGTAACAGTTGACGGTGTTAAGAATTCTATAGATGACATTTGTACATTAATTGAAAATACAAATGTGAATAGTAACACCCATAAAGAACAACTCTCTCTGTATAACGAAAAGTTCCAAAGCATCAAACAACAACTTGATTCTGTTTCTGAAGACGTAGCAAACCATAATAAACTAATCAGTGAAGAGCTTGAAAGAGTAAGTAAGAAATTCTATGCTTCAAATTATGATTTAGAACTTGCATATGATTCAGCACAAAGTATTAGAGATGGTCGTCAACTTACCATGAGCGACAAAGCAGACGAAATATTTCGTCAACGTATTAAGATGTATGTTGACTGGCGATTTCCTATTCTTGAACTTGGTTGCCGAGATGGAGATATGACCAATGAGTTAGTTGCTGGTGATCCGTTATACATTGTTGATAACTACCAAGAATTTATTGATAACACACTTAGCAAATTCAATGATCAATATAAAAATAGAGTGCGACCATATTTGATACAAGAAGAATCTGGACAACCAAATATATTAGACATACAAAAGTTACCAATTGGTCAATTTGGTTTTATATTCAGTTTTAACTATTTTAATTATAGAAGTATACAAGGTCTCAAAGACTATCTTGGTCAAGCAAAAGAACTATTGCGTCCAGGTGGAACAATGATGTTCACTTACAATAACTCAGATATAGAACAACAGGCGGCGTTTGCTGAAAGTTATTTTATGAGCTACATGCCTAAATCTCTTTTAATACCGTTGTGTCAAAGTGTTGGATTTGATTATGTTACAAGTTTTGATATCGGAAACCTAAGTTGGATTGAGATTCGTATACCTGGAGAACTTGAAAGTATTAAAGCTCATCAAGCAATGGCTAAGATTGTGCATATAGAAAAGTATCCAAAAGAATTGACTTTTGAATAAGTGTATGCTACATTATAATATAATCTAATGAAAGAGGATTGAAAATGAAAGACTATCTACTAGATATTGTTCAACACACTTACGGCCTTGGCGGAATTGAGTTGGCCAAGATTACAGGTGATGAAAACGGAACTAAACTAAATTCAATCAGTGAAGATCGTACAAGTGTGGTTATCGAAGCTGACTTTAAAAATGCTATTCCAGACTTTATTGGAACATTTGGGCTTCCTAACTTGGGTAGATTGCATACTTTACTTGGACTTCCTGTTTACAAAGAAGAAGCAAAACTTAGTGTAAATCGTAACAATGATGAACCAAGCAACTTGCACTTTGAAAACAAAGAAGGTGATTTCCAGAACGACTATCGCTTTATGGGCGAAAGTGTAGTTAACAGTATCTTGAAGAACTTCAAGTTTAAAGATGTAACATGGAATATTGATATTGTTCCAACTGTTACTAGTATTCAACGATTGAAGTTTATGTCACAAGCACACCCAGACGAAACAACCTTTAGTGCTAAAACTGAAGATAGTAAACTAAAGTTTTACTTTGGTGATCCAAGCAGTCATTCAGGTGAGTTTGTGTTCGAACAAGGTGTAAGTGGTACACTAAAAACTAACTGGAGTTGGCCAGTAGCTTATGTTAATGCTATCCTAAGTTTGCCTGGTGATAAGACTTTTAAGATCAGCGACGAAGGTGCATCAATGATTACAGTTGACAGCGGACTAATTGCTTATAACTATATTCTACCTGCACAAACCAAATAGGAGGTTACATGAAGCTAAGTGAATTTAAAAAGAAGTTTGGCGAAGGTACAGATTTTGATCTTGATTACGGGAAGGTAGTTATACTTGTTCTTTGCATTTATATTGCCATACAAGTATCGTAAATGGATAACTTAACTGCAAAGCAGAATGACTATGCTGTCTTTCTTCCAGCTATTAGCGGATTTTATGCTACATTTATAGGTAAACAACGTAACGAACATTACGTTGAACCAGATCGTTTGTCCAAAGCAGGACTTGGTGATATGGAAGAACTTAATTGGCTAAACAGTCAAAAAGGTTTGTTTCCCTATCGTTGGAGTTTGTACTCCGGCGGACATGCTAACTTGGATTTGAACAAGCAAGACTGGTCCGAAGACATGGTTCGCAACAGAGAAGAAGGTACGTTGATACTTGGTGATAGTGGAGGTTTCCAAATTGCTAAAGGTCTCTGGGAAGGCGACTGGAAAGCAAACAGCGGTTGTGCTAAAGCTCAAAAGAAACGTGCGGCTATACTGACATGGCTAGATAATATCAGTGACTACGCAATGGCATTAGATATTCCGACTTGGGTTATTCATGACGAGAAAGCATCTAAAGCATGTCAGATTAGTACATTGCAAGAAGCAGTTGATGCCACAAAGTATAACAATGAATACTTTATGAAACACCGTAAAGGTGTTAACAACGGTGGTGCAAAGTTTCTAAACGTATTGCAAGGTGCAAATCATGCTGATGCAGAACGTTGGTATGAAACAATGAAAGACTATTGTGATCCGGTTAAGTATCCTGATACACACTTTAATGGTTGGTCCATGGGTGGACAAAACATGTGTGATATACACTTGGTTCTTAAAAGGTTGGTTACATTGCGTTATGATAACTTGTTGCAAGAAGGCATACATGATTGGATGCATTTTTTAGGTACAAGTAAACTGGAATGGGCAGTACTATTAACAGTACTACAACGAGCAGTTAGAAAACATGTAAATCCTTCCTTTACAATCAGTTTTGATTGTGCAAGTCCTTTCTTAGCAACGGCAAATGGTCAGGTATATAGAGAAAATAAATTTACTCATAATGGCAAATGGAGTTATCTAATGAGTCCAACTGCTGATGATAAAAAATATGCAACAGACTCACGTAAATTAAGCGATGCGTTACTTGCAGATGGGTTTCATACAGTATTTGAAGATTCGCCAATATCAGACCAATTAAAGATTTCTGATATATGCTATTACAAACCAGGTGATTTAAACAAAAACGGCAAAGAAGGTAAAACTAGTTGGGATAGTTTCAGTTATTGTTTATTAATGGGTCATAATGTTTACATGCACTTGACCGCAGTACAAGAAGCCAATAGAAGATTTGATGCAGGAGACCATCCAGCGATGATGTGGAATCAAAAAGGTGATTATACATATTTTAAAGATATTGTTGATGCAGTATTTGAAGCACCCGACAAAGAAACTGCTATGGCAGTAATTGATATGTATGATAATTACTGGATGGATATTATTGGTACCCGTGGCTTTAAAGGTAAAAAGACAAAGAATGCAAACACAATGTTTGGAGAATTGTTTTCAGTTTCATAAAAGGAGAATAACATGAAAAAGAGTAAACTCGAACGACATTTAAAAAGTTTAAAAGAAACTCATAATTTGTTAAATACACAAGTAGATGAGATTATGTCAAAACCGTGTTATACTGACAATGGACGAGTTGGTGCATTGAAACTAAAGAAGTTACATGTTAAAGATCAAATCTCAACAATCGAACGTGAGCTCGAAAACCTCATATGATACTTTAGGTAGATGAAGGAAATAAGGTGAAAAGACAGTTGCTATACTGGTGGTTGCTAAACGTTATAACCATTGCAGTTATATATATTATACACGATTTTGGAGTATTAACTCAGTTATACACCAACGATAAAACGTTTATTACATATTTAATAACAACATTATTAATTATGTCTACTATATCTGTTGGAGCCAAGTACTGGCGAAGCAGTATAACTGGATTTGAAGCAGACTATAGAAAGGAAGAGTATGTAAGTAGCATTGCTATTACTCTTGGTATGATTGGAACTATTATTGGTTTTATGATTATGTTATCGGGGTCTCTAGGAAACATTGAGATCAACGATGTACAATCAGTTAAAAGATTGTTAAGCGGACTTACCCAAGGTCTCTTTACAGCTCTTAATACCACATTGCTTGGTTTAATCACTAGTCTGCATTTAAGAACTCAGTTTGTTATCTTGGGTGCAGATGATCATGAAGACTAAATCAAATCCATTAGAATTTGTTGACTTTCTATTCATTCTACTGCTAACCTTTATTAGTCTGTATATACTAACACTTATACTAATCAATCCAGTAGCAAAACAAAGCGAAGTTAAACAGAAAGCTGAATTTTTAATTATACTTGATTGGGCGGCAAATGCCAATACGGATATTGATCTCTGGGTACAGGATCCAGCTGGTAATATAGTGAGCTTTCGTGCAAAGCAAGCCGGAACCATGCACTTGGATAAAGATGACATGGGAAAAGTAACTGATGTATATACCAAAGCTGATGGTCAAGTGCAAGTGGTTAACATCAACCAAGAAATAGTAACAATACGCGGAGTGCCGGCCGGAGAGTTTCTTGTTAATTTACACTTGTATAGACTTGAAGGTGAACCTGAAAAGATGTATCCAATCAATGTACAAGTTATTAAATTAAATCCTTTTAAAAAAGCATTTGAAGGTAGGCTGATGCTAACTAAGCAAGGCGAAGAAGTAACTGTAACACGTTTTACAGTTAGTGTTGAAGGCGACATTGTTGAATTAGATGACACTCCGGCTAGATTTATTAATACATCAATTTATGATGTTCCACAACCTGGAGATTATAAATGATAGATGTACTGTTTGAAAATATTAATATATGGATGTTATACGGACTTGTAATTGTATTCTTTATTATTTCGTTGGTGATGTTAATAAAGTTAAAGGTGCGTGGATTGTTTTTTGTGATTCCTGTTGTTGTTTTCTTTGTAACAAGTGGAGTATACACATACCAAAGCATACTTGGTCAACCAACAACAAGAGTGTTACCAGAAGAGTTTAATGTAATTTCGTATATTGCTGACGAAGGCAATAAGAAAATTTATCTATGGATTCGTGAAAACGATAAACCATTTCCAATGAACTATGTTATACCTTATGAACGCCCATTGCATAAAAAATTACACAAGAAGTCTGAAGAGGTTGGAAAATCTAAAGGGGCCAAGGGTTTAAAAGGAAAAAGAAAGATTATGCCAGATAACAAATTTGGCATAGATATCCAAGTATACAAATTTGTTGATCAAAAAAGAATCACCAAAGAAGGTAATACTTTGGAACCAAACAGTGGTGGAGAAATCAAAGAATCCAAGAAAGCAGATCCACCAACAACATACAAGTAGGAGGCTACTATGAAGAAAACACTTGCCACAGTTGCATTAGTTGGCACCTTGATGATATCAAGTACTGCTCAAGCTGGAGATAGAAACAACTGGATTGCTCCATTTGTAATTGGAACTATTATTGGCAACATACTGCACAATAATCAAGGACATACTACAACTTATGTTCAACCACATGTTACATATGTACAGCCGCCAGTGATACACGAAGTTAGGCCAGTTAGAAGACATGTACGTTGTGAGCGACACTGGGAAACTAGATATGATAGTTACGGTCATCCTTACCAAAGTTGGTATAAGGTTTGCACTCGTAACCACCGCAGACACAGTCATAGATACGATTAAAAGGACTGCAATAAATGTATCGACCATTGCCAGACGGACTAACTATCCGTGATTCAAATGTACAAGGTCTTGGACTCTTTGCTACACAAGACTTTGTTGAAGATACGGTTTTTGGTATTGTACATATCAAAAACAAAAACTTTCCTCATGGTTATATAAGGACCGCATTAGGTGCTTTCTATAACCATTCCGAGGAACCTAATTGCAAAACTGTAAAAGGATTCTGGCATCAAGTTCCTGTTGTATACCTTATGAGTACTAGCCCTATTCATGCCAATGACGAACTTACTGCAAAATATACTTTATACAACGATTTTAACGACATACCGTAAAAAATATTATTTTGGTTATCTAAATTGTAGACCTAAATAGGTTTATATGCTATAGTATATAAACAATCAACTTAAAGGTTTAGATGCATGGACGACGAAGCACTTATTAAATCTGTCAGGGTTACTGATAGGTCTGACAGCGATTTTATGGTGGGTAGAGAGATTGAACATACTCCAGCCTACAATATGCAAACTTTGTTTTTGCCTAAAATATATCCAGTTAAATTTATTATGTCGGTTAAACCAAAACATTGTACACACCTTTACTTTGGTGCAAACAAAGGTTTTCCAGAAACTGTTGACTCTAAAGAGTTCAAGATATGGGAACTGACTGTACTTGCTTTTCTTAAGAAAGGCTTCTGGTGTACACTAGATTTTCAACCACACCATTGGAACTTGGTTATGAATTCCAAACTTATCAACGAACCGCGTTTTATTCCGTTGGTGTCTTTGGAAGTACCCGGAATTGAACGTGCAAATTATAATACTTGTATCAAACTTGACGACACAGGTATTGAAGCAACCAATGGTGGTGTATGGGTGCATGAACTTCACAACTTACGTACACGTGAAACATTTACACGTTGGGACGAATACCGAGGTGATAAGCATCATAAATTTTTAACTCAAGGTGTTAATGATCGTAAACGTGTTTATGGATTATGCATGGAAGACGATGTAATTAAAAACAAATCTACAAAGGAAGATGAACAATGAGCGCCAATGATAACATAGTCAGCTTAACTGGAAAAGGTATGGATAAGTCCAGCGAAGTTATTGGATTAGCAAAAAGAATGATTTGGGTTACTTTTACCAAAGAAGGTATGCATTGTTATCCTGCCGCGGCAACTGATCCTAACCTTGCCACTGGTGATGAATATGATGTAAGTTTTCTTGCTCACCCACACAGACATATCTTTCATTTTCGTGTAGCTATTGAAGTATTTCATGACGATAGAGATATTGAATTCATTCAGTTTAAACGTTGGTTAATGAAACTGTTTGAAGGCGAACTAAACGTAGACTATAAGTCATGTGAGATGATTGCAGATGACTTATACAGAGAAATTGCAACCATTTATCCAGGACGTGATGTTACTATTCATGTGTCTGAAGATGGTGAAAATGGTTGCGAAATTCAGTATTAGACACTTGACAAACTTGCTAGAACATATTACAATAATGAACTTCAACTTACTTACACTCCAAAAGAAGGAACAAAACAATGAAGTCCGAAGTCACAGCAATATTCGACGATCTCGATCAATACCGTCAGTTTTGTGTGCAGTTTGGGAGGCCCTATAATGAACGGGATCTCTACAATAAGTCCAACAATCACTATGTTGATTTTTTGGCATTCAAGGAAGGCAAACGAATTCGTAACCACTGGAATAGCCAGTCCAAGAAGAAGCGACCGTTTGTGAAAAAGAGCAATTATAAAATGGCCAAGAGGAAACATGCGTAAATTATTCTATATGGGTTTAGAACCCTACGAAGGTCGATACACTTTACAACTTCAAGATTGGAGCACTGAAGTGTTCGACCGCCGGGGGATTGACTATGTTGTCGTTCCCGGAACTACAATAGATGACACTAAAGCAATTAGTGTTGGGCAAGTACTAGATGCACATGGTCGTTCATACTTTGGTATGAGTCAGTTGATGAACCTGGTACAGATGATGCGAAATGGAGAATGTACTGGTGAAGATGTTGTATTCTTTGAAGACATGTTTCAGCCTGGTATGGAATCATTACCTTATATCATGTGTCAGATACCAGAAGAGCAACGACCTAAGATTTTTCTACGTTGTTTAGCCCAGGCAATTGACCCAGATGACTTTGTTCATGTATGGGGTATGAGCAAGTGGATGTCATTGTACGAACAGATGTGCAACGAAATTCCTAATGTTCATATTCTAGCAACCAATGAAGAGATGGTTGCACACATGAAGATTGCAAACTGGACTGCTCCAATTTATAACATCTCAGGTTTGAGTTTTGGTAAAGCAGAAGTTCAAAGACGTATTGATAACAAAATTAAACCGTGGACAGAACGTAGCGACAGAGTAGTATTTGCGGCTCGCTTTGACCAAGAGAAGCAACCAGACTTCTTTATGGATGTTATTGAAATGGTCAAAGAGAAAAGGCCTGATGTTGAGTTTGCAGTACTAAGTGGTGGTCCATTGCGTAGTAATAATGAAAAGTATTTGGATCGAGCACTTGCAATGCAGGCTGAAGGTAAACTTACAATACTGAAATACTTGCAAAAGAATGATTACTACTATACAGTAAATGATAGCAAAGTATTGTTTAATTGTGCATTGCAAGACTGGGTAAGCAATACTGTAAGTGAAGCAGATGCATTGGGTTGTAACGTGGTGTATCCTGCTTACAGAAGTTTTCCTGAAACGTTTGCAAATGATTATACACGTCTGTATACTCCGTGGAGCAAAGAAGATGCAGTAAGTAAAATCATGCAAGGTCTTTTGGAACCAAGTCCTAATATGGGTAAAATCAGTAACTGGACTGATGGTACTATTGATCGTATGATTGATATTATGGAAGGCAGTTACAAACACAATACTTGGTTACGAAGTGGTAACAGGTATCGTGATCATGTAGCGGAAGGGAAATACTAAGATGCCTGAAAACACCGTATTAATTACCGGCAGTGATGGCTACGTTGGTAGCCATGTTGCTAAAGCATTTAAAGATATCAGTTGGTATGTGTGCGGTTTAGATCGCACTGGTGCAAATGAAAATGCACGTTCATACTGTAACGAGTTTTTACGTGCTGATTACGGTGAGAGTAAGGTCGTTGGAAAGTATATTGAAACTATCAAACCAGATGTTATTGTACATTGTGCTGGTACTAGTCTAGTAGGTCCAAGTGTTACAGATCCGCATGCCTACTATCAGAACAATGTACTTGGTACAATCAATTTATTAGACAATATAATTAACGTACAAAAAGATAATTTACCTGTTGTGCTTTTTAGTAGTTCAGCAAGTGTTTATGGCAATCCCGAACAACTTCCAATCACAGAAGATAGCAAGATCAATCCTGTAAACCCATATGGTAATACAAAGTCAATAATTGAAACCATGCTCAAAGACTATGCTAGTGCATACGGATTGAACAGTGTATCATTTCGTTTCTTTAATGCCGCTGGTGCCAGTGAAGATCTTGGTCAAGTGTTTGGTGCTACTCATATTATTGCTCGCATACTTGAAGCCAAGTTACGCCAACGACAGTTTACTTTGTATGGTACAGATTATAAAACTGAAGATGGTACTTGTGTTAGAGATTATGTACACGTAAAAGATATTGCTCAGGCACACCTAAACGCCGTTACAAAATACACAGCCGTTGGTGCCAATGCATTTAATCTTGGCACTAGCAAAGGATTCAGTAACCAAGAGATTATTGATGCGGTGGTAGAACAAATTGGCGAATTCGAAGTAGAAAAAGGACCACGCAGAGAAGGTGATCCAGATATGCTAATAGCCAGCAGTGATAAAGCAAAAACACAACTAGGTTGGGATCCAGTAAATAGTAACTTAGACACAATTATCAATGACGTATGGGCTTGGTATAACGTACTACTAGAGAAACAAAAAGAGCAAGAACAGGCATGAGTTTTAGTCATATACAGGAGTTTGAGGAGCAATTAGCACTATATACTGGTGCCAAGTGGGCCGTAATGACAGACACCTGTACCAATGCATTAGAACTATGTTTTAGGTACGATGAAGTTAAAGAATGCCAGTTTAGTGCATATACCTACCTAAGCATTTATCAGTTATTACATAGATTGGATATCTCTTATACACTTACAGAAGAAGTATGGAGAGGCCAATATCATTTTGAAAATACCCGTATTTGGGATAGTGCAAGATTACTTAAAAAGAATATGTATCAACCAGGACAATTACAATGTTTAAGTTTTGGTTATGACAAACCCTTATATCTCGGTTGGGGTGGTGCGATCCTAACCGACGACCCGGCGTTCTACAAACATACGATTCAGCAACGTTATGACGGGCGGAACCTCTCAGTTACTCCATGGGAAACAGAAATACTTCCACGTATTGCATTCCATATGAGACCTACCCCTGAGATTGCACTAGATGGACTAGAACGATTAAGGACCGGAGATATAAGTAAACTTCCACCAAAGGCCGCTGACGAATTATATCCAAATGGAAAAGATATAAAATGGAAATAAAACCTAATATTACTACTTGACAATAACTCTAAATAAAGGTATAATAAGAAGATGATAGACATTTATGCATTAATTATAGTATGTTCAATTGGACAACCATGTTACGAAGTAAGAGATAGAGTAGAAGAGTATACTACCATATCCGAATGTAAAAGTTCTATCGGACGATTAAAAAGGTTATATAATAGTACGATGGTTACCTGTCATAGAGGTAACATCTTAAGAGACAATCACGGACAACTACCAAAGTCCGCATAATAAATGGCAATCCTCTGCCTTAACATCGGAGATTTTAAATGAGTGAACTAATATCTAAAATTATCACAGATCGTGTAAAAGAATCAGGCGACCGCTACTGGGCTGGTGATAATATTTCTAAACATATCCATAACGAATACGAAAAACAAGATTTAATTAATGAAATTGCAGTAGCATTTGAAGATGTTCTTGATGCATTGGTTATTGATAGATTCAATGACCCTAACAGTATGGATACTGCAAGACGTCTTGCTAAAATGTATATTAATGAAGTTATGAGTGGCAGGTACGACCCAATGCCTAAGGCAACAGCCTTTCCTAATCATGTAGATGATGGATACAAAGGTATGTTGGTTGTACGTTCAGAACTTAAAAGTATGTGTTCGCATCATCATCAACCAGTAAGCGGTGTTGCATACATTGGTATTATTGCCGCAGAAACACTAATTGGTCTTAGCAAGTATACACGTATTGCTCAATGGTGTGCAAGGCGAGGTACACTACAAGAAGAACTTAATAATGTTATTGCTAACGAGATTCAAAAAGCAACAGGTAGTCCTAACATAGGTGTTTACGTTCAGGCCACTCATGGTTGTTGCGAAAACAGAGGCATTATGGCACATAGTAGTTTAACACAAACAACTGTACTTAGAGGTGCATTTAGTGATGATCCAGGCACTAAGAAAGAGTTTATGGATAACATTAAACTGCAACAAGAGTTTGCTTGTGGAAAATAAAGAGCACAGTTTTTGGTGCTAGAAAGGAAGTTATGTTTTTAAAGTTACTTGATCGATTAGGTCGAAAAAGAATTGTTTACGATAGGTTGGATGACGAGCCTTATCTTGAACGTTACTATGTGTTTATTAAAGAAAGAAAACACTTTCCTTTCAATATTTTCCTACACAAATTTCTTAAAAGCGATCCAGATGATTTACACGATCATCCTTGGGGATATGCTACACTTATTCTTAAAGGTGGATATTGGGAGCATACCCCCGACGGAAAGTTTTGGAGAGGTCCCGGACATTTTAGAATGTGCAAGTCCAACAATACACACAGAATTGAACTAGACCCTGATGTTCAAGCCTGGACATTGTTTATGCCCGGACCACAAAGGAAAGACTGGGGATTTATCAAAGACGGTAAATGGATTCAACACGAAAAATATCTTTCATCTAGAAAAATGTTAAAGGAATGACAATGAATAAACTCTATATTGACGATACTCAGATTAAAAATGCATGTCATTCCATTGTAACAAAAATGTATAGAGATAACTTTAAACCTAAATACATTGTAGGAATTACACGCGGCGGGCTAGTTCCAGCTTTATACCTAAGTCATATGACTGGTATTACAATGCATACACTAGATGTTCGTTTACGTGATGGTGATGAACAAGAATCAAATCTATGGATGGCCGAAGATGCATTTGGTTATCCTAATCAAGACAGTGGCGGACAAGGAAAAAATATTTTAATTGTAGATGATATAAATGACACTGGTGCAACGTTCAACTGGATTAAACAAGATTGGCCCTCAGGGTGCTTACCTAACGATCTTCGTTGGAATGAAGTATGGCATAACAATGTACGTTTTGCAAGTATTATTGACAATATGGGTAGCAACTTCAAGGTTGACTATTCAGAAATTGAGATTAATAAATCCGAGGAGGATGTGTGGGTAGTATTTCCGTGGGAAGAACCTTTAAGGGTCTAGAAGGAAAATACAATGTGCATTATAACTTTGATGTGCGAGCAACTACCGATGGTGGAATTCCAGGTACGACAATTAACTGGTGTAAAGAAAATATAACTAACGAATGGGGTTGGTACTTTGATCAAGACAATAAAGATATCGGGTACTGTACTTTTATTGATGAAAAAGACGCAATTTATTTTGCATTAAGGTACTCAAAATAATGCTTGGATTTTATCCAAATTTTAAAATCACATGCAATGTAGATTGGACTGAACTGTCATTACGTGTCACTGACACGGCTATAAATTATGTTCACACAAACAAATACAAAGAAAATATATTATACGAAAGTGTAAACAGTATCGTAGCAAGTCTACCTACAGGTGGTTGGATAAGCAAGAGTGGTCCAAGTTTTGATTTCTTTGTAATGGGCGGAATACCCGAAACCGAAATATTAGATAATTGGTTTAAAAAACAATTTCCAAATTTAACATTTACCCCAGCAACAATTTGTTGGAGTAGTAAAAATGTTCCGTTGCACAGAGACAACATAAAGAACGGACAATCAAGTTTAGTATATCCTATATCAAATAATAGTGGATACGGAACTGTATATAGCAACGATGCCAAGTTCACTTATGGTACCGAAAAACATAAACCTGTTGTAATCAATATAACTGTTGATCACGAGGTAGTAATTACTGAACCAAGAGTCTGGTTCAGTATTCATATGCAAGAACCAATTAAAATGGTTAAAGAAGTACTTGACAATTATGCAAATAACGTATAGTATTAAATATTATAAAGGTGATTTCTAAATGACATACTACAGTACAAAAACATACGGACACAACATAGGACTAAGTGCAGTGTTCCGTCAACCAAATGCAGATCACTCACATTGCCATTTGTTACATGGTTATAGTTTGCAGTTTAAATTTACATTTGGTTGTTCTGAATTAGATAAAAAAAACTGGGCCGTTGACTTTGGTGGATTAAAACCACTCAAAGCATGGCTTGAAGATAGCTTTGATCATAAGACAGCAATTGATATTGCTGATCCTCATAAACAAGAATTTTATGATTTGCAGGACAAAGACTTATGTGAAGTAAGAGAATTTGACGGGGTTGGTGCAGAGAAGTTTGCAGAACATGCATGGCGCTTTGCAGACAAACTCGTCAAAGAAATGACAAATGGACGTTGTTGGTGTGAGAGTTGTGAGTGTGCAGAACACGGGGCAAATTCTGCCATTTATTCTCCGTATGTCGTACTGAACGACACATATGTCGTACAAAAAACCTCGTTCAAGGAGAACCATAATGAACAATAAACTACTATTGGCATTGCAGGCAAGGTATCAAGCACAAAAGGCAGAAGGCCTTGCTAATATCGATGTCTACATGCAAAATCCAGCAGGTATTGGCGAGCATCCAGACATCACTGGTGCTATTGCTGAACAAATTGCTAAGATTGCAGAAGCAGACGATGGTTTGCTTGTGTTAGAAGAAAACTTCAGTGACAAGTAATACTGACAAACAGTGGATATGCCCGGTTTGTGGGCATATCCATTATGGCGAAACTCACCCTGAGGTTGATTGCCCTATCTGTGCATTGCCTGGTGAAGAATACATTGAACAAGAATAGAAAGGCACACTATGAACTGGCGTTATAGCGAAGAATTTTATAGTATACAAGGTGAAGGCAAATTTGTAGGAGTACCTAGTGTATTTTTACGTATGTTTGGTTGCAACTTTCGTTGTAAGAACTTTGGTAGATCCAAAGACGAAACCTTTGCTAAAAACGAACCAAATCCTGAAGTGCAAGAAGTTATTGATAATATTGATCAATACGAGAATTTTGGAGATTTACCAATTGTGCATACTGGTTGCGATACGTATGCAAGTATCTATCCGCAGTTTAAACGTTTTATGAAAAATCTTAACACTGACGAGGTAGCTGAACGTTTACTAGCATTAACACCAAATGGTTCATGGACCATGCCCAATGGGCAAGATATTCATCTAATTATAACTGGCGGAGAGCCATTGCTTGGTTGGCAAAAAAATTATGTTGAATTATTTAATCATCCGAAAATGAAAGATTTAAAAAATGTTACAATCGAAACAAATGGTACTCAAGCTCTTAGACCGGAGTTTGTTGACTTTATCACACATCAAGAAAGAATATGTATTACTTTCTCGTGTAGCCCAAAGTTATCCGTTTCGGGAGAGTCTTGGAGTGATGCTATTAACCCTGACATTGTTAGCACTTACTATAATCTTCCTAATAGTGATTTGTATCTTAAGTTTGTGGTTAACGATGATGTGGATGTGGACGAAGTTAGCAGAGCTACTGAAGAGTATCGTGCGGCCGGGGTTGAGTGTCCAGTATATACTATGCCGCTTGGCGGACGGTATGACGAGTATAAAGCAACGACTAAAAGGGTCGCAGAACTCGCAATGCAAAAAGGGTGGAGATATACACCCAGACTACACGTTGATATCTTCGGAAATGCATGGGGCACGTAAGAAAGAAACGCCATTAGAAAAGGCTATGAAAGCACCCATTGACATTGACAAACTGAGGAACCGAGGATTTTGACCAAAGTAGTACACACCCAAATAGTATGTGGAATGCCACACCTACTATCAAATTTTGATTTGAACCTAAATCATCTTAGCAAAGAACTTGGAGACATACACTGGCATTTTATGTATGATCGTCCCGGTGATGCAACAGTAAAAGGTGAGCGTGTTTATCAAAGTTTTCTACGTCTTGATTTTGACATTGTAGATACATTTAAAGAAGATGATGTACTTCATATTGTTACAACAGGAGAACAAGTTGACGATGCTATCTTTAAGACTGTACATACATTTGGTAAAAATAAAATTACCTTGTACAGTATTGGGATAATTATTGATAAGGGTTCACTTGTTAAAGCTATAACTGCAAAAAATAGAGACTTAGAGTTTTGGGCCAATCACAGAAATTTTAAACGTGTTACACGTTCAAAAGAAATATTAGCCTCATTTAATACGTATCCTAGTATTGATTTTAATTGTGCTGGAATACTATATTGTGCAAACTATGTTAGGTACATATACCAGTTTGCAGATATACTAAAGAAACAAGTTACTGTTAAAAATATGTACTTCTTTGGTAACATTAAACCATATCAAGTACTTGATATTGTTCAGGACGAACACGGCATACATATTATTAGTGAAGACCGATTAATAGCAACTTGTATATGCGAACTAGAATAGGAGTAGAAATATGAATTCATTTTTTGATAAGTTTAAGAAGAAACCTGCTACAGCCACTCCTCCAAAGCAGAAGCCTAAGAAGACTCCAAAGGAAATTGCTACCGAAGCAGGTGAACCATGGGTTGAAGTTATCTCAATGGATATTGATCCGGATGATGTTGGCAACGGGGCATTTGAATTAGACTGGAATGATAAATTTATTGTTAATTTAGTCAGAGCAGGATACCAGGTCAAACCAGGCGAAGCCGAAGAATTAATTGTAGATCGTTGGTTTCAATCTGTTTGTCGCAATGTTGTTATGGAAAACTATGAACAAGAACAAGCAGATCCTGATATTCGAAATCAGAAGTAATGTCAAAGATACTATACATTAACGGCGACAGTCATGCGGCCGGCGCTGAAGCAGTGGTTTCATTTGCATTTGCAGAAGATGATCCACATAACTATCCTCCGCCTAATCGTAAACCACACCCAGAAAACGAAATAGCAAGTTTTGGCAACGTATTAGCAGATCAATTGGGCATGACTCCTTACAATGATAGCGAGAGTGCTAGTAGCAATGATCGTATTGTACGTACTACCCGGAAATGGCTTGAAGAAACATCAGAAAAACCTGGACTAGTATTAATTGGATGGAGTACTTGGGAAAGAGAAGAATGGTTCCATGATAATGAATATTTTCAGGTAAATTGTAGTGGAGTTGACCTGGTCCCACGAGATTTGCGAGATAAATACAAGCAGTGGATTATAACACAATCAAAAAAAGAACGTGAACTAGAATATAAATGGCATGATGAAATACATCAGTTCCATTTAGAATTATCAAGAAAGAACATAAATCACCTATTCTTTAATACATATCAGTATTTCTTTAACACTGTGTCGTTTAGTCGTGAAAAACTAAATTGGGACAACTGTTATATCAACCCATACGAACAAGACGGAACATATTACTATTACCTAAAGAAACAGGGTTATAGTACAGTAAACAAAAATAGTTATCATTACCCAAAATTAGCACATCGTGCTTGGGCAGACTATTTAAGACAATATCTCCAAAGAGGCGGAAATCACATTTAAATTGGTTGACTTAATCAAAAATATGTATTATACTATATAAAATTTGAATATTATAATAGGATATACACATGAAGTATCTGTTAGTTGACACCGCAAATACGTTCTTTCGTGCCCGGCATGCGGCATTTAGAGGATCTGATACTTGGACTCGATTAGGTTTTGCAATGCATGTTACCTTAGCCGGACTCAACAAAGTTTGGCGTGATCAACAAGGTGAACATATTGTATTCTGTCTTGAAGGACGCAGTTGGCGTAAAGACTTTTATGATCCGTATAAGAAAAATAGGGCAGTGGCTCGTGCCGCCCTTACAGAAGCAGAGCTAGAAGAAGATAAAGTATTCTGGGAGGCATTTGACGACTTTAAAGACTTTGTGTCAGAAAAAACCAATTGTACTGTTATGCAACACCCCCAACTAGAGGCAGACGATCTTATTGCAGGTTGGATACAAAGTCACCCAGACGATGAACATATTATTGTTAGTAGCGACAGTGATTTTTACCAGCTACTATCAAGTAACGTAAAACAGTACAATGGCATAACCGACGAGTTGCATACACTCGAAGGTATCTTTGATAAGAAAGGTAACAGAGTATTGGATAAAAAGACTAAAGAACCTAAAGTAATTCCAGACCCTGAATGGTTATTGTTTGAAAAATGTATGCGAGGTGACTCTAGTGATAATGTATTCAGTGCATATCCTGGGGTACGTAAGAAAGGTACTAAGAACAAAGTTGGTCTACTAGAAGCATATGCTGATAGAAAGACTAAAGGATATAATTGGAATAACCTAATGTTACAACGTTGGGTTGACCATAACGAAATTGAGCACCGTGTGCTTGATGACTACGAACGTAATGTAACATTGGTTGATCTTTCTGCTCAACCAGATGACGTTAAACAAATTATTGCTACTACTATTGCAGAAAATAGTGTAACAAAAAACATCTCACAAATAGGAACTAAGTTTCTTAAATTTTGCGGCAAGTATGAACTTAACCGCATGAGTGAAAATGCTCAGCAGTTTGCTGAGATACTATCATCGGAGTATAAAGAATGACACAAAAAACAGCCACTCCAGTTCTAAAAAATAAATTTTGGATTGTAGAAGATAACGGTAAAAAGATTGCCACTATTCAAGCCGTTGAAGGCGGCGGGTTTACGTATGTTAAAGGAGCAACATACAGAGAACGATTCCCGGCACTCAAAGATATTGAAGTGAAATATAACGTTAGTATCAGCGACGAAAACAATGAATCAGCTAAAACTAAAGACAATTCATTGTACGGATATCCAGTTGGAGATACAAAAACTTTTAACGAAAGTTACAATGCTCAAACTAAAATGCCGGTATTTACTAAAACTCCAGCAAGTAAAAGTCAATATTGTGCAGGGTTTTATTGTATTGAACTTGACAACGATCAATGGATCAGTCACTTCTGTCCCAAGCTAATTACGGTCAGAAGGTATGCATATATGGGTCCATTTAAAAACGAAAATGAAATGTTGGAAGCATGGAAAACAGCCTACCCACACCTAAGTTAACTCGTAACTTACAAACTTTAAGTGACCGTGTGCAAGTTGCACAACAGACAGGTAAACGAGAAGTTGTATTGGATATAAAACTTGCTAGTGGTGTGGTAAGTGAAATTGTTAAACTATTATCGCTTAATATTGAATTACACCAGCAGTATTTAGAAAACCAACTTATTCAAGTTGAGCTTGATGCCGGAAATTACATTTTAGATCCTAACGAAAAAATAGATAAATAAAAGTAGCATATAATAGAGGTATGCGGTTAACTCAATAAAAGCGATTTAAACTATGTCAAGACCTAAGCCAAATATCATCATAGAGCATGTAAATAAACAATCATTTAAAAGTGATCAGGTACTCGCCAGTGAAGGAATTTGGGCAGTGTATTATGAAGGCAAACCGATCAATCTTAAAACTCATAATATTCTTATTAGTTATCCTGGACCAAAATACAAAAAGGTTTCATTTAGCAATCCAGGACATGCAATTAATTTAGCAAAGAAACTAAACGAGTTATTTAACAATGACGGTTTTACAGTAGTACTGTTGAAAAAAGGTGAAACAATTTACCCCTAAACGTTACAGTCAATCACAAGTGGCTAAGATTATATTAACTTTGCCAGATTTGCCTCCTGAATTAAATTCCCTACCAAAACTAAATTTAACAATTTGGAAGAATCCTCTCAATAAAGAGAGTTTACACCTTAGTCATCAAGGTTGGTTGCTTGCCAACAAACTAAAAATGACCATGTACAAATTTGAGCTTCCCAGTGCCTTTACTCCCAAACAACTACTAGAGCTAGAGAGATATCTCGCTGGACCTTACCATGTATATCATAAAGGATTGCGTCTAGCAGTTCTCGATGAGTCAGATTCTGTGATGTTAAATCTTCAAAAAGACAATATTCCAGGATATTTAGACAATTTATCTAAATATTCGTAATTTTTTGGTTGACTTTTTGGGTATCTTATAGTACTATAAACTTATAACAGTAGAGAACTAGGACGACTACTGGTATTAAATAATAGTTAGAGACACACACTACGAAAGTTTACAATAAAAATACAGGAGGTTGTAACTTGAAAAAACTAACATTTATTGCCTTGGTAGGTATTCTTGGATTTGTTTCTATTAACATCTCTGGGATTAATGTGAAATCTGATCAAGCTGGACTTAATCTCAATGAAGCAAAAGCACAACAACATAATATTGGCACAGACGAACTTGTTTCTGATCAAGAAATTGCATCAGAACATAATTGCACAGACGATGGATGTGCAGAGTTTGATGCCCAATCCAAAATTGTTGACGCAACCATATCAACAAAGAATCAGATCGAAAATGAACTACCGGCAATCATTTATTTAACTGGTACTTCCGAACATCAATCAATGGAAGATTTAAGTGATGCAATTAATGATGAAATTAAATGCATGGCAGAAAATATTTATTGGGAAGCCCGGAATCAATCCAAACTAGGAATGATTGCAGTTGGTCGTGTTGTAGTAAATCGTGTACGTAGCAAAAACTACCCTGACACAGTATGCGGAGTAATACTGCAAGGACCAACAAGAGAGAGCTGGAAAACTCGTCAACACAAACATCTTAAAGACAGTGAAAGACGTTATTACCCAGTACGTAATAGGTGCCAATTTAGTTGGTATTGTGATGGAAAAAATGACGAAGTTCGTCGCAATGAAGGGGACATATTTACTCAAGCATGGCATATTGCCAGTGCTATTGTCCTAGACAACAGATGGGATGGTTTTATTGGTGGTGCAACTCACTATCATGCAGACTATGTAACACCATCTTGGAGACATGAACTTGTAGTTGTTAGCAAGATTGACAACCACATTTTTTATAGACCGTAGTTGACAAAAGAATAAAAGTTTGCTATAGTGTAAAAATTATAGCAAACTTTATCCTTGCTAAAGGCATTGTGCTGATAGCAGTTTTATTGTAAAATGGAGAAACACTATGAGACTTACTCGTAAACTTACCGATGTCATTGAAGAAGTTCGTATTATATTACAAACAGACTTTGACATAACCACAGAAAAACTTAAAGCCTTAAGAGAACGTGTAGAAAAGAATGGTCACGATTATCCTATAGGAACAAACTTTATTCCGTTTAGTGAACAATGGCTTGACTATGAAGTTCAACGTGCCGCTATTCCTCAACATATTCTTAACATCATGCGAAACTACGATCCACGACTTTGTGGGCCGGCTAGTGCATGTCAAATTGAAGGTCAAGATA